TCGCTATGTCTAGAGAAAAGAAATACCTACAAGGATTGTTCACACCAAAGAACCCCAGAAAGTATAGGGGAAATCCCACTCAAATTATTTATCGTAGTTCGTGGGAAAGAAAGTTCATGGACTATTGCGATTTGAAGGATTCCATTGTGGAATGGTCAAGTGAAACTACAATCATCCCATATCGATATGACATAGACGGAAAAATACACAGATACTTCATAGATTTTAGAATTGTTGTCAGGGAAAAGACAGGAGAACTTCAGACCTACCTTGTTGAAATAAAGCCAGAAAAAAAGACCAAGCCACCAAAACCCCCAAAGCGTAAGACAAAGAACTATATTTACGAATCCATGGACTATATCAAAATTCAAAGAACAGAATAAATGAAGAGGATATTACTCCAAGAAATCTAAAGGATATATTCAAAGCAATATCCGACATACAGCAGGTAGAACTGGATGACCCATCGGAGGAAAAATCCGAAGAAGCCTTCAAATGGTACGAACAGTTTGCGATAGATTCCTATCAGCAGATAACAAATTCCAGTCAATTTGATCAAAGAACAAAAAAACAAATACTGACTAATAGCACATCAGATTTCCTATCCAGAAGCAAAAGAGCAGGAGTTCTATACACCTTCATCTATCAGCCAGAAACGGAAAATCTTGACTACTGGGATAAATTCCCACTTGTTCTGAGAATGCTTGACAACTCTGACTCAACCGAATCATTTCTAGGAATAAATCTACATTACCTTGATCCAAAGAGACGATGGATGATACTGATGAATCTTATGTCACATCTAAGCGGACCCGAGACAGATCCAAATAGCAGAATAATAGGTCTTGGAATGAGAAAATTAAAACTTCCAATCAATAGATATTCTAGGGTGTGTATCCGTCGCTACAAATATGACAATATCAGAGGAAGAGCATTGATGATACCACCAGAACATTGGATAAAGATGGTTTTTCTTCCAACCTATCACTTTATTGGAGGCAAACCAGCAAAGGTTTGGAAAGATTCAATAAAGAGAATAAGAAAACTAGGATTGGGGATCTGACAAATGGGAGACTTCTTAAGTTCTTTCTTCAATACAAATACTCAAGGCAAGGAAGAAGCAGAGGCACTTGCCCGAGAGGAAGCAGATCGGGCCAGTCTGTCCGATACAGCATTGTATGAGGTTGCCAGACAGAATAGATTGAATGAGGATATAGGATATTTCTTTGCTCAGAGAGAGGCCAATGTTGGTGGTTACAAGGATAGAGACAAATACACCAGCAATATTGAGAAGCAAATATCCCACATCAAAAACATGGGAATGTATGCAAGGCCGACTAGATTTTCATTTGATATAGACGGTCTTCAAGTACAGGTGAACGAAAGACTCAATAGAAATTGCATGAATACCTCAATTCCCGGAAGATCCATACAATCCCAACCCTACAAGATCTATGGGCCATCGATTGAATATGCCTATGAGGCAAATTACTCAAATGAACTTCAGATGGTGTTCCGTGTCGGGGAAGACATGTTTGAACGAGATTTCTTCGAAGGGTGGCTAGGATCAATAATATCTCCACTATCCGGAGATCTTGAATATCCTGACAAATACAGGACTACGATGCGAATATATCAATTGGATCGAAAGGATAACAAGATATATGCAGTCGAACTATACAATGTATTCTGCAAGGCAGTTGGGGATATGGAACTATCAACCGACTCTTCGGATCAAATATCAACCGTAACAGTAAATCTTGCATTCTCGGAATATCAGACGATTGGAAAACTAAATTTCTGGTATGATCCGAGAAGAGATCGCGGAGAAACTCCGGTATTAAGATCAACATCCGATCAAGTACAGGAACAAGTTAGAAGGCAGGATATAAGTGAATCTGGAATGAAACTTCCTATGGGAGATTTGAAGTATATTCTTGAACAATAATATGGAGTAAATAATGGCATTACCGAAGATAGCAGTACCAAAGTATCAACTGACGATTCCATCAAGCAAAAAGAAGGTCTTGTTCAGACCTTTCCTGATGAAAGAGCAGAAGATCCTATTGATGGCACTTGAGGGAAGGAACAATTCCGACATACTCAGGGCAATCTGCGACATAATAGTGAATTGCGTGGAGGACATCGACAACATAGATCAGATGCCTATGTTTGACATAGAGTATATCTTCGCGCAGATAAGATCAAAATCAATAGGCGAAAATGTTGATGTTCGGGTAAAGTGTCCCAAATGCGACACAAAGAACGACATAACCGTACAACTCGACGGAATAGAAGTAGTATTTCCCGAAGAAATGTCGAACAAGATCATGATAAACGAAAATCTTGGGATAATACTCAAATACCCATCGATGTCGGATAGAAAGGCAGACCTATCATCGATTAAAACCGAGGATGCCTTTGATTTCATATGCAACTCAATAGAAATGGTGTTTGATGAAAACACAACATATGGCAGGAAGGATTTCACCACCGAGGAAATCAAAGACTTTGTAAATTCAATGAATGCCGAGCAGTTCGAGAAAATATCCAAATTCTATCAAAACCTTCCACATCTCAACAAGGAGATAGACTGTATCTGCATCAATTGCAAAAAGGACTTCAAAGTTGAGTTCAAGGGGTTGCAGGATTTTTTTACTTAATGCTCTGCCAGGACAACCTTGCAAACATGTATCAGACCAATTTCGCAATGATGCATCACTACAGGTACTCCCTGACAGAGTTGGAAAACATGATTCCGTGGGAAAGAGAAATCTATGTCACTCTTCTATCGAAGCATATAAAGGAAGAGAATGAGAGAATGAAGCAGCAGAGAGCAAGATAAGATGGCACTACCAAATCCAAATTCAACGACAATGGCAGGAAATTATCAGCCTTGGAATGCAAGAGAGGCTATAAGCACATCGCTACAGGCAGCATTCCTGCAAATGCAGTCAAATGTATTTGCCAAGTCTCCACTACTTCGTCTTGCTCCTGGATCTGGATTACTGAGGGAACGGGCAGAACTTAAGAAGAGAGAACTCTACGAAAAAACTGGCCGTGATGAAACAGGAAGAAAACTCACCAAACAGGAACTTGAGGAGAGGGAGAGGAGAAAAGCAGATCTCGGAGCACTTGCTGAGATACGAGATCTATATGTGGATGAATACAAGAATAGTGGAGTACCCATCGAACTAAAGGGAGACAGTAATGCATTGTTTCTCTTTGAGAGAATAGACGCCAATATACTAAAAATAATGGAAATCATGACAAGTGCGTTTCCACAAGGACAAGAAAAGAATCAGCAGAACACTCTTGATAATCTATCCATGCAGGAGATGGCGGATGAAAAGGAAGCAGAGGATGATAGGGATCAACTAGAATCCGAGAAAAGACAACAGACTTTCTGGATGAAACTGTTTGGAAGAAAGACCACAAACGCTTCAGAGGGACAGGGATTCCTTTCAAGCATAATGAATTTCCTATCTCCACTGTTTAGTGGGGGAATAGCAGGATTTCTCACTTCGATGATAGGACCAATAGTAGGTGTGTTGGGAACTGCACTGACAACCGTTATGACTTTCGTAGCACCACTACTGAGTGCAATAGTTCCACTCATAATTGCAGCCGCACCGCTGCTGATAGGTGGAATGCTGGCAGGAGCAGCGGGAAAAATGCTTTCAGATTGGATAACAAGCAAGGCAAACGAAGAAGAGAAAAAAAGTTTTCAGCAGACACTTGACCTTGCACAGCGAAAGACAAGAAGAAAAACATCAATGCTTTCAACTGGTGAAAAGGTATATGAAGTCTCCGACAGTGAGGGAAAGACCAGGTTTGCTACTGCAAATGATCTGAATCTAAGTGGCGAACAGACTAGTCAACTCAGTAAAGGTGATATAATTTCCACTGATGCTGGTCAAATTCGCGAATCGACCTACAGAGTAGAGACAAATATGGCTGGAAAGGAAACTGGCCGACTTGCAGGAAATCTAAGTGCCAACGAGATCCTTGCTGCCGATATAGCAAAGGGAAAACTCACTACAGGTCAAGCCAGTTCCATGGATGCTGGAAACAAGAAACTGATGGAACTTGAAAGAAAGATGGCCGACTACTCGTCATCATTCTCCGATAGAGTGTCTTCGGCAAAGGACAACTCCGCACAGGCCATAGGACTCATGGATGATTTCAACAGAATAACCAACGAACTTGATCAGGCTTCCCGAAGATATCCTGGTATATTCACCCCAAGTAAGATGATCGAACTCACTCAGAGCAAGTACAGACTGTTCAGAGGAATATATTCCGATGGAAAAATACACAAGGACAGACAGGCTTACATCGACAAGGATGAAATGTTTGGACTTGGCGGAAAATGGGACGAGATGGATGCCGATGATCTGGTGATACCAGGAGTCGGAGAGTTCACCTTCGGGGAAGCAGCCGATTCACGCCTGATGGGTAATGTTAAAACAAGTACAAGTGGAACAAGTATAACTGGAACAGATGTAACTGCACCCGACAGGACAGTACCTGCCACAAGCGGTGAAGTAAGGTCAACTACTCCTATGGATGTTCCATCGACAGCAGCGGAGAATGCGGCACTCAAGAGCCAATCATCGATTAGTGTGCCACAACAGACGAACATGACCACAGTAAGTCAGTCGAACAATGCCACGGTAATCACCCCACCAACCGCAACGAGAGGAACTGGTGTTGATGCCGACAGGCCATACAATGGAACATACAGGCTGTCATTCTCATGATATGATTTTCATGTCGAATTCGTGAATACCATCTTCCATTGTGTAGCAGATGCGGTCGAATATCTTCATGCACCAAGGAAGACATTTCGGACACGGTCGGGACATTCTCATTTGTCCAAAGGAATTGAATCTGAAATTCCACAATTCAAGACCATCCCTGCGGTCACATTTGAGAAATGCATCAAGTTCAGAATGAACTTCACCAAACAGATAGCCATGCTTGACGGCAAGAGGATGCGTCTTGAAGCGATTGATTCCAACGGCAAGAATCTTATTCTTGTGCATAATGATACTGCAATGTTTCTTGCGACGAGGAATCTCAAGACATTTACTGTGGGCAAACAGAATCAATTTTTGGTGTTTGGCGGGTTCCAGGATCATCTTAGTTTATTCCCTGATCAACTGGGACACACTTATTTAGATGGATCATGAAAACCTCCATATAAACATTCTTTTCGAATACAAAAGAATGTTTTGAATTCACCAAATGTCTCCGATGAACCTTTCGATATAGGTGAACGAGAAGATCAGGATGTAGTACAGGATAAAGCAAACGATCACACTGAAACATCCAATGGGAATACAGTGTTCCTTATTGCAATCCTTGCCATCAAGTTGTTCGTAAAGCCAATCGTCGTAATCGCAGTTCATATCGAAAAGGATATATGCATATCAAAGTGAGTCAAGTAAGTTCAGCAAAGGAAACTTTAAACGATAAAACAATCTATTGAACAACCACTTGACTTCGTTTGGGGACATTCTATATTTGTCTTCGTGCAGCAAGCATAGATAGGAAGTTCGTGTATTTAAAGGAGATGACAATGAAGATGAGTCTAGATCATACATTTGTGGCAGCATTCGGAACCTTCATGAGTTCCCTCAAGAAGATCGTTGCAGAGAAGACTTCCACGATTCAGACCCCGCAGGGCAAGGATGGGTGGGAAGTATCGTATGAGGAGGGATACAAGTATGTGCGTATCGTCCTTACGAGCGAATCGCCAAACGGAACCAAGCAGAAGACTGCATGGGGTTTCATCGATAAGCGCAGCGGGGATATCTTCCGCAGCGCGAGTTGGAAGGCTCCCTCCCTCAACCACATTCGTGGAAACATCTTCGATGAGTCCAATGGTCTCAAGAATGTCCACTGGACTGGTCCTGCGTACATATGGGAGATCAACGGAAAGGAGAAGGAAGAAACATCAGTAACCACAACCACAGCCCCCGCAACGGAGGTTGTCTGAATGTTTCGCCTTCACATCGACATTCCCCTTCCCTATACTGAGGAAGAAGCCGCAAAGATGGCAAAGAGCATCATTGCGACTTTGGATCCCAACAAACTTGATGTTTACTGCATCAACTACCGCCTCGGGCATGATGAGGATCGGCAGAAGTCCAACTATCTCGACAAGAATGATAATGGACATGTCAGCAATAAGAAGTGTAAGATTCTGTTCAAGAAAGATTCTTCCGAAGTTCCAAAGATTCATTCATGGGATGGGTTGACACCGACCGATGATGTCGTATAGTTAAGGAGTCAGATGGAAAGGAGGCCGTGATCAAACTCCCAGTGGCAGTTGGGACACAACCCAACAATATTTGTGTGATCGTTGATTTCAGAGATAGTTGCAGTTTCGGGAAAATCTTTGACAGGTTTGATGTGGCACATTTCGACATGTTTATCATAACCACACTTTTGACACTTGGTTATGATTTCTTCGAATGCGTATCGTGCATGATATCTAATCTTAGCGTATCGATTCGATACATGACCTCGTTGGTAAGTTGAATCCCCTTTGGTTGTATTCAAGCATGATTCTTTTAGGTCTTTCTTGTTCAACTCACCACATGGCTTGCAATATTTTCTGCCAGAGCCACACCAATCCCCACATCGTTTGCACATGATTTTTCTTCTGTATTCTCTGTTTGTAGTTCGATTAGACATATGAACCCCTTTCCAACTTATATATAAAGTTGAAAGGTTTCAAAGATTGCGCCCAGGGCGGACAGATTCGCAGGCTCGCTTATAACGAGTTCAAGCAGGGGCAGCACCTGATGGGCGTATTGTGAGCAAGATGATTTGGATCGATCTCTTGCTCTTCCAAAATGTGATCCAAGGAGAATGTGAATCATGTTCGACAAGAATAGCGTGTTCAAGAGCGTTGCAGTCCTGTCCGCACTCGGCTTTGTTGCCTTTTCGTTCCTATTTCCAGAGGCTAACAATGCGGCAATGAAGGCGAACTTCTGCCTTCTCATCGGTCTTGGCTCCCTTGCCATCTACTTCTACACAAAGGGAAGCAACGAGATCGATTTCAATGAGCGTGATAGCGTCTACCGCCACATCGAAAATGTCACCGATGGGCTTCAGCGCCAGATTGATGACATCAGCCGCGAACTCGACTGCTGCAAGAAGAAGAGCAAGTGAGTGACGGGGTGTCTGTCTACCCTACCCACAAACGACAGCAGAGGGGCGCGTATTCTGCACATAACGCGCTTTCGTGCGAATGTAACTCAGCGGTAGAGTCTCGGTTTTCCAAACCGAAGGTCGAGGGTTCGAATCCCTTCGTTCGCTTTGCAATCTCATGAGGCTACTACCCTTCAATGCCCGATGGACTTGCATCGGTCATGAGATTGCATTTATTTGGTTGTGTACTCAAGTGGCAACGAGGAGAGACTGTAAATCTCTTGTCAATCGACTTCGGGGGTTCGAGTCCCTCCGCAACCATTTGCCACTTTAGCACAGAGGTAGTGCATCATATTTGTAATGTGAATGTCGTGAGTTCGAATCTCACAAGTGGCTTTCGCGGTCCTATCGTCTAAGGGTCAGGACAGGACACTTTCAATGTCCCAATCGGGGTTCGAATCCCCGTAGGATCATTCTTCCATGCCATGTTATGCAATCTCCATCCGCGAAGACAAGCAGCACCTGTTGAAGGACAATGGGGGTTTATTGTTTTTCAAGAAGAAATCACTTGCAGTCGATGTCTGCGAAAGGATGAATGAAGTTCGCAAACGAATGAAGATCGAACAAATATATTCGGTCTGCAAGGTTGATGAGAAGGATTGGAAGGGTTTCCAAATCTCATACGATGAGGAGTTTGAAAATGACGATGCCAGACGAGATGTTCAATTCAATCCGCAACGCAAGGCACTTCATGCTGGCACTGATGGATCCAAAGCAGACTCCAAAGGTTCCAAAGGAAATTCGAAAGCGAGCGAGGGATCGACTCAAGCACTTCCCTTCTGAGTATGAAATCAAGCAGTTGGAGCAGATGCACGAAACCATGAGCGGTGATCCAAACATTGTTTTCGAAGAGTGCATGAAGCGTCTTGACTCAGTCCGTACAGAACTTATACTTGCAGAGCGCAAGGTTGGTGAGGTCGGCAACGCAATCATTGAGACCATCAACAAGAACAGAGGAGCATAAGATGCCGAACAGCAAGGCAAAGAATGTCGCAAGAAAGCACCGCAAGGCAAAGGATCGATGGAAGGCAAAGAACCGCGAGAGCCTGTCCAAGGTCAAGGTGAAGCAGACTCCGAAGAAGGTGTCTGTATGGGATCGTGCAAAGATGTCCTCTCTGTCGGGGGCAACCCCGTCTGCCGTATCTAACCCGACAGAGGGGACTTTCCGCCAAGCCGCATCAATGATGACTTTCGATGAACTCAACTAAAACCGAGGATGAACATGGAACGCACACAGATCGTTGAATCTCTGCATCAAGGCATTTGCGAAGTCACCTTCACCAAGGCAGACGGCACGGAGCGCGTGATGAAATGCACACTCTCCAAGTCGATTCTTCCTCCCGACAACCGACAGGTTCTCACTGAGACCGAGGGCAATCCAAATGTCGTTGCCGTATGGGATACCGAGGCAAATGGGTGGCGTTCGTTCGCAGTTGATCGCGTGAAGTCCTTCCGCAAGGTAGGCTCATTGCTGAATGGTTGACAGACTTGCCCCTCTAACTCAATTGGCAGAGTATCGGACTTTTAATCCGTCAGTTGTGGGTTCAAGTCCCACGGGGGGCATACGGCGCGGTAGCCCAATGGCAGAGGCGTTCGACTCAAAATCGAATCAGTGTGGGTTCGACTCCCACCCGTGCTATTTGATAAATATCTCCAATAGAGGAGATTTCCATGAAGTCATATAGAGAGTTCGTAGCAGAAGCAGCATCCCGTTCCCTTTCCCGCCTACATGGTCATATTGAGGCGGGGCATATGGTCGGTTTCGTCTCTGCAAGCCGAGGGAATCTTTCTCCTGCCGAGAATAACAAGCGCACCAAGGCTCTAAAGACAAGTCTAAAGCAACATGGCTACACTCCTGTCCCTGTGAAGGGTGAGTATATCGAAGACCACAATGGAGAGAAGAAGAAGGTAAAGGAAAAGACCTTCATGGTGCATTCGGGACAGACTCCTGTTCAGTCTAGCAATCCAGATGCGGGACACGCCATATTCCTCAAGAATCTCAAGAAGCACGGAGAGCAGTTCGGTCAGGACACCGTCCTCACCGTCTCTAAGAAACACGGCTCAGTATTCCACGGAACAGGCAAGTCAGATTGGGTTCCGAAGGGCAAGAGAGCGCGTATCGGCGGTGCTGGAATCAGCACCAATGTCGGTGACTTCAGCACACGGCTGAAGCGCAAGAAGTTCGTAGTCGGTGGAGGTAACTAAGTATGAGTTTCTATACATCATGGATGAATTCTTTCAAAGGTAAGTGTAAGTTCGATATGAACCTTTTCTCACTCACCCGAGAGCAGCGTCTTGCCGAGTATGGTGAAGATGCAATTGAGGAATTGCGAAATATGAGTTGCAAAGAAAGAATTGATATGTACGGACGGGACTTTGCAGAAGAACTCAATAGGTGTGCGATACTTGATGCTGATGCATCTCGTATATGATTCATAATCGTTGATCAATGATCCAAAGGTTCTTTTCAAAAGCCCTTCAGACGATCTTGACAACAGCCGATTCCAGAATATACTTGTAGTACAACAGTTGAGGAGCGCACGGGACTGCGGTGCGTCTGCCTCTTAAACAAGTGAAAGCAGTCACGATAGGAGTTAGTAGAGTTATGGCTACCGCTACGAAGAACATCAGCAAGACTCGTCAGGTCATCAACCATCTCGCCGCTGGCCGTCCGCTCACTGCGGCACAGGCTCAGAGCAAGTACGGAGTTGGAAATCTCCGCGCGATGATCAGCACCATCCGTGAGCGTGTCGAGGCGTTCGGCAATTGGGAGATCGTCACCTCTGAGAACAGCCGTGGCGATACGGTGTATTCGATGAATGACACCCATCCCGGCAGCCGTACCTACGGCTTCGACAAGAACGGCAATCGTTATACTCTGTAAACCGTCAGATATATTGTTAATGGTCGCGTGGGAACGGCAGTCGGATATCGCGATCTATCCGATGAAGCACATCTGAAGTGATCACTCAGATAGCGGCAGGGGAGGGTAAAACCTTCCCCTGCCGTTCCTGTTTTTACGGAGGAGTTTGTATGGACAATCGCAGACACAGTGCGGGAAAGGGCGATGCTCCCCGCCCCGTTGACTACAAGAAGTGGTCGGACAATTGGGACAGAATCTTTGGCAAGAAGAAGCCGAAGAAAGAGTCTTCTCGCAAGAAGCCCAAGAAGTCTTAAGTTGGATGGTCGAACAACCAGTGGCAATTTGGACACAAAATAAGCAGATTGTCCTCTGAATTGATTTCAGACAACAATGCTGTTTTTGGAAAGTCTGAAATCGGTCTTTTGTGACAAACTTCAACATGTTTGTCCCAGCCACACCTTTCACATATCTTAGTCATCTTTGCTTTCTTCGTTGCTCTTGCTCTACTTCTGACTAAAGCAAATGCTGAAGACTTGTGGTGCTTTTGGTATACTGCTTCCTCAAGCGTAAAATCTTTCATTGCGTTTGGGCGACGAGAAAAGCACTTTTTGCAATATTTTCGACTGCTCCTAATAGGACAACCACATGAATAACAAGTTCCCTCCAAACAGCGTTTTATTTGGATTTTATTGTTTGCTGTAGCAGCACAAGACCTGGAGCAGTATTTTGGATTAATTGTTTCTTTTCCACAACCATTGCAAACCTTTGACATGAGACGAACCTCCATTATACTACATATGTAGTCAATACAAAAGTTCGACTCAACCATGCCCGCATATCGGCTTCGCCTTCTAAGCGATAGTACCGTAATTGGACTTATGCAGGTTCGAATCCTGCTGCGGGTGCTAAAATTCAAGACTTGGAGAAACATCATGAACGAAGAGACAATGAAGGCAATGGTCGAACTTGGGAAAGCGGTGGAGGAGTCTATGGATGTTTTCCGCAAGGAAGCAAATGACTGGTGGGACAAACTCTCCTACGATGATCGTGTCAAGGCATTTTATGCCGTGACGAGCCGCATTCATGAGGGAGACTTGGTGGATCGTGGTTCCTACCGTCATGTCCTATATGATGTTTTTGGCTTCACACCTGATGCATACCTCATCGGCATTGATAGTGGATATATCGATATTCACAATGCGATCTATGGTGAGGAGACCCTGCAAAAGATTCTCACGGACGAGCGTGAACAGGCAATCGAAGATTACCAAATCAAGAACAACATTCCGCAAGGAGCAGACTGAAATGAACAAGCCACATAACACCACCCCCTCTCGTTACGGGCAGAAGCGTACCCTTGTTTCAAACGGGCATGGCATCTATACCATGGAGGGAGATGCCCACTACTACCGTGTGGGAATGAACGAGGACAACACCAAGATCGCCTATTTCGATCCCGAGGGTGGTCCGTTCATTTCCGTGGGATCGGAGTTGGATCGCTTCAGCGGAAAGATCACCGACATCATCGTGGAAAAGGCACCAGAGGGAAAGTTCAAGATTCGGTTGGAGATTGAGTCCTAAATATTCATGATCCAAGGAGGAATCATGAAAACTGGAACAAAGACAACTGAATTTTGGATTTCGATAGCCCCCGTGATATTGGGATTGGTTGAGGGATCCAAGGGAGATGCAGAGATGAGTAAGTATCTCATCATCTGTGGAACTGCATTGGGAATGGTGTATATCGCTTCCCGTACTTGGTTAAAGTCCAAGGAAATTAAAGGAGTGGCAAAATGAGAAGTTTGATTTCAATTGTTGTAGCACTGTTAGTTTCATTTTCGACATATGCACAAACCGTTCCACCAACAAAGGTTACTCAACCAGACGGAACTATTCAGTTGGTTCCAGTACCACCAGCCTTCGTCTATACACCGTATTATATTGATCCCGCGATCAAATATCGCCTATACTTGGAATCAAGTTGGGCGCAAGTGGCATGGAATGGTGCAGTAAAGAATGGTCAGTATGGATTCAAGGATTCCATTATAACAGCAAATATTCTTGCTATGCCGTTACCAACTCCACCTCTGACACTTATGGTAAATGGGGTACAGAAACAGGTATACAAGTGGAGTGTATATCGCAACAGCGATGTTGTGATTCAATATGATCACACTCGCCTGGAATTGTTGCCATCTGGAGCAAATGGAATTGGATTTGATCCTTCCGTAATGGATGCAAGCAAAACAAAAATTACACCACTTGGTGATGGTTTGGTTCTGTATCATGCACAAATTCTTCCTGCACCAGAACTCCGCACACCAGCACTTAAGCCTCAATATTATCAATGGAACTTTGATGGATACTTGTGGCAAGGTGGATATCGCTTGTTGGGTACTCTGCAATTCAAAGTCAAGGATGATTATTATCTTCCCACTTGGGGATCGCAAAGATCATTCATTCGTGTTCTTCCATCTACAACTTATCAAGATGGAACCATCACAACCAAAGTAGATGGAAGTCCAACCATTGGTATAAATGTACTTAGTGAAACACGATCCGAAGGTGAGCAAATTATGTTTGGTGCTCCACCGACATACAAAGTTTCACATTATCTTTCTGCTCCAACTACAAAGTTTAAGGCAGGAGATACGGTTCCTGTGAAGATTATGGTCAAACCAGAAACTAAACCACAATTCATTGCTTCTGTTTCCACTAATTTTGTATGGGATAATACGGTACTTGAACTGGTCGGCATCAACACCACGGGCGCACCCAAGGGAATGGCAAATGGATTTCCACTTGTTGGTGCAACTAATATCAATGAAGCCTCCATTCCAAAAGATGGAAATGCAAGGCATAGTTGGCTGTGCGAACTTGGGGACAAGTCATATAGAAGCGGAGAAATTTTGATCGTTACATTGAATTTCAAGGTACTGAACGATTTCGATGCAACCAAGATTGATATCGTAAAGAAAAACGATCCTCGTCTTATTGGCCTTTGGGTATCTGACGAGTCGCAACCACTAGGAAGCAATGTTCCAGGTTCAAGCGTATTGGGTTCTCAGAATGGTGTTATGATCAATGGAGTCCTTTCTCCATAAAACTTGACATTTCTGAACGAACCACCCCACCGAGAGGTGGGGTTTTTATTTTATACATACTCTTACCTAGTTTTGATTCTTTTAAGGATGTATGCATAAAGGATCAATGAATGCAACAACCACATATTCCATCGGACATGAACTCATTTGAGCAATTCCTACTAAGGTACGGAATACACATTGGATTCATGGTATCGGGATTCTTCGGCGCACTGCTTCTAGTATCACGCGACTCTGCACAGAAACTCAGCACCACAATAGCATCAATACTTGCAGGAACGGCATGTGCAAACTACCTGACACCGGTAGTAATGACATTCCTACCTGAGAGTGTGCAGTTGAATGGAAAGTATGCCGTGGCATTCACCATGGGATTCCTTGGTCTGAAAGGTCTTGAACTTGTCCTAAACAGGTTGTTCAAGGTCAAGGTCGAGGAACCAGCAAAGAAAACCAAAAAAGCAAAGACAAAAGCAAAGAAGACAAACAAGGGTGGTAAAACCACCCCGAAGAAGCCAAAGAAGATAAACACAAAGAAACCAAAGACAAAGAAGAGGTAAGTGAATGACTGATCTTAAGATGCCGATCAATGTGACGGCTAGTGTCGTACTCACCATTGCATTCATGCTGTTTCTTGTTTTCGTATTTGGTCGCAAGAACTCGCGCATATACGAGTTGCCTTGGTACAAGACAATAGCGGTGAAGGTGGGTCTTGCTCTATGCACCGCAGGAGCATTTCTAAACTGCCTCACACTGAGCAATCCGCCAGTATCTGAGATCATATTGAACATTGGTCTTGCAATGATGTTCTCATGGGCAGCATGGTTTCACTACAAGGTATTCGTCATTCCCTATAGGCAGATAGGAAATGCAAAGCCTTGCTCCAAGATTTCCCCCAAGCGCAAGCCAAGAATCAAGTCGGCGGTAAAGTAACCGAAGAATAAGTAATTTTGATAAAAGAACAAGGAGGGGATTTCTCCCCTCCTTGTTTTTACATTTCTGTTTGAGAGACTTTACAGTGCTACATTTCCACCAACTTGCCACCCAACAGGCGATCCGCTTCGTGAATCGTATATCTTACCCTTTATCTGGGTGTTCCATAGACGGACTCCGTAACTTCCAACAACCTTGGATGTCTCGTCGGTGAACAATATTCCACCTATAACGGATCCACCAGAGAGTCCTCCAAATCTCCAATCATCAAAGTTTCTCTGATTCTTGGAGAAATCAAGTATACCATAGTTTGTTAGATTGATCTGTCCAATCGAAACATACTTTGTTTCATCCATATCTTGATGAGAGTATACGATACCGGCATTATTTTCAATCAATGTATTCGTCACGGTACCAGCAAATTCGACTCCCCAAGGCATATAGTGGAATGCTCCACTTGGAGTCAATACATCTATCTTCGGTACGCTTATTGTTTTTGTTCCAGTTCTATCTCCTATGATGACTTGTTGCCGTAGTACAGGAGATCTTTCTTCAATTGTTCCAACAACAGCCGGTGGTGAAAGAGGAGTACCATTGAAGAATCTAACTGGAATTTCCGATAGTATTATTGTTCCTGGTTCAGTGGAAGATGATGATAAGGTAGATCCATATAGGTTCTGCCATACCGCTTGTGTATTGAAGTCGGATACTATCTCGACTGGTATCTGAGTCTCGTATGAAATACCACCCGGAGAAAGATTTTTCCATGCATATTGAGTGATATTCATTTGAGATAGCGTACAACCATACAGGTACAACGCCTGTTTCTTCTGGAATTCAAGGTTGTCAATGAAGCAATTTCTTATTACTACTCCATAATCTCCCACTTGTTCGTATGCTGGACCCGTAGATGGAGATGGGAATCCAATCTGATATGGTTGAATCATCATCTCCAAGAAACATCCTCCATCTATGCGAAGACCTGGAGTTCTTGGATATGAAGGATAACCAAATTGACCTAAATCAGCACCAGAAAATCCTACCATATTTCCATGGTTGTTGTATACCAGAGATGTATTTACAGTGGGGGTATTTGCACCACACGAACCAGTTTGAGTCATTGATTTTACAAACTTGAGATCAATGATCATTCTGTTGCTGGCATTGATTTGGGATGGATCGGTCAGTTCTGTGTTGTAATAAAGTGGATCCTTAAATGTCTTCAGATCAACCATTCCCGATACCTTGAGAACCAATCCAGCCTGTGGATCTCTTCCAGTGTTTGAATATTGCGCAGTGTACACATCTATTGGAAGATTATCCCTGTTTGCGACCCATGTCAAAACATCTCCGGTAAGTCCTCCACCAAGATAGGGAAATTCATATGCACCATTACGCTGAGATGAATATCCTTCCCTGAAAGTAAATGACTGCAAAGATGATGTCAGTGTTGTTCCAGAATGGGAATTTCCTAATGCTCCAGTCTTGAACCATGATCCACTAGCAACATTTCCGCTATATCCTCCCCACAGAAGAGGACTTTTTGCATGAGTCCAACCGGCATACGACTGTGTAGAAAAAGATGCCTGATCATTGCCAACCACCACATGATCTCCAGGCTGTGGATAATTGTAGGTATCCAACCATCTGAATTGACCATTCTGAATTCCCCACAGTTTCCAATTGCCAGGAATATTCCAGCAATATTGGTCTATGTGTTCTGCACCATCGATATTTTGTGCGGTAAAGGATATACCAGTCGTGTCTTTTCCAATCCAAAGATATTTGTTTCCGGGCATGCTACATTTCCTCCAGTATCATGTATTTAGGTGTTTGTACATTTTGTGATTGTCTACACTATCTGGGACTCAAACAGAATTTGTTTGAATAGTAAATGTTGCTCCTGGAGCATTCACTTCTCCAGCAAACGACTGTCTGACATTGTAACCAGTATCGATTCCTGTTCCCCAGGAAATCACATTTGTTCCACGAATCCTATTATTGGTGTAATCAGCCGATACTATTCCTCCTTGGAAGTAAGCACCACTTGCACTTCCAGAGAAACCAGGTGCATACTGCAACAATCCAACTCTAATGTCTGCATTTCCATTGGTATTATTGAGTATAACTGTGGCATTGTTCTGCATGTTTATTTGGCCTATTCTAACTACAGCATCGGATGGGAGATCGTCGTGTGGTTTTACGATTCCTCCTCTGTTTCTGATATTTTGAATTCTTCCTCCAGAAATAAATTCCAAACTCCACGGAATGAATGAGTTTCTGATAGAATTTTGAGTACCAGTATATTTGTAGTTGGAATTTATTCTGCAATTACCGAACATTGTTCCAAAGGGATCATAAGTTCCTGTATTTCCAAATTGGAATGTTGGATCATCTGGATCGCCAATTATCACTCTTGATCGTTGTCGAGTTACATCGTATGAGTCCATGGGTGTAGGAAGTTTTACAATTTCAACACCATCATAGGTATAGGTGTTTCCGAAAGTAAATGTATTACCCGGATATCTAATCAGAGTTCTTGTATCAATAACACCAGGTTCACTATATGAATATAGAAGAGAGTTGGATGGGGCATTTGCCACCCAAGGAGATAATTTTATTTTTAAATCTAGTTGTCCTCTTAGACTAAGCATATTCGTTTCCGGATCAGATCCATATATTGAACCACTCCAGGTTGGATCACTGTCCAACTGATCGTTTGGTACTCTGCTTATGAGCCAAGCAACATTTGCCCAATTCCATCCATTTGCAAGAATTATTTGGGCAGGAGATGAAACAGCAACTTTGTAAAAATTATCCGGTGAATATTCAATGACAGAACCCTGAACTGGATAGGTGTCTCTCAGTGATGTAAAATATATTCTTGGTGCATAGCCGATATTTTTAACCACTATTCTCCCATAGTCACCGCCTCGTAATTTTATTGAATTGGCGTTTGATATACTACAGTCTTTAACAATAGCATTGTTTATCACAATTCCGTGGTCAACTAGATCTTCATATCTTTTATGTCTATTTGCTATTAAAGCACCTTCATTTATATTATTTCCTGTTGGTAATTGCGGAGGATAACAATAAAATCTTGAAGCATATCCAAGATCGGAGGTTACGGGACTATTTATAATCATAGTTGACCATTTTCCTCCATTCAATACAAATCCAGATCCATTAAAGGTGAATATGTGCATAGCACTAAAAATTTGAGTAGGATATTCTATCTTACCTTGTTTTATTATGTTTATCACTCCCTTGAAGGGATCATGTGTGCTGGTATTTCCTACAAGTCCCGCAATACGAGTATCAACAAGATAAAACTCCGGACTAGACTCAATATACAGATTAAGTCCGGCTGTTGGATCATGGAATCCAGGATAGTTTCCTACGACATAATTCCCGACTGTAAGCCCATCTCTTGCTGCACACCATTCTGCTATTTCACCAGAGATTCCACCACCAAGATATGGGAACGAGTAGCCGGTATTAGGAAAAGTGATTCCCAACTGCTTGTATGGTAGGGGTGCTCCTCCAGATGCGATTTCGTCCAGTTCAAATGCTCTTGGTCCACCACACATACTGGTTACACCAACCGAGTAATGAAAATATTGAATACC